TCTGAGTTGCTTTGCCTTGTGGATCACTGGAGCGATCCTCATCGACGAGGCGGACGACAAGAACCGCGAAAACACCGAGTACAAGATTGGGTTTATCCTGATGATGGTGAGCGCGGGTTTTGCGGGGCTCGGGTTATTCATTGGGTTTTGCCAGGGCCTCTTCGCCGGGGTCGCCGACCTGAACTAGTCGTTCGCACGCCCTGTCGCCAACTCATTTAAATATAATACACTTCACGCGTTGCAAAATAAAAAGAAGAAATTTGCGCCACCGCAAGATAGTCTTACCCTGCGATGGAGCTCCCACCCTTTGGGGAGATTGGGAGCATCCAGCTCGGGATGATTCCCCCTGAGATAGTTCGGAGCGAGTCGGCGTGCACGGTGGTCGACCCCGTGTTGCACACGCGCGGCGTCCCCCGAGCCAACGGGGTGATCGACCCGCGCATGGGCGCGGTCAACCGGTTCACGCTGTGCCCGACTTGCAAAAACACGCACGAGTATTGCCCGACCCACCAAGGTAACATCAAGGTCCCGTACCCGGTCCCGCACATCGCGTTCGAGTCGAACCGCTCGCTCCCGCGTTGGGCCTCGATCGTGTGTTTCAATTGCTCGGCCGGGCTGGTGGACCCCCCCGACTACGCCAAGTACGGCCCTCTAAAGGAGCGGCTCAAGCACGCCGCCCTCGACACCAAGAAAGCCCGTGACCGCAAGACCGACTCTCTAAAATGCCCTGTGTGCGGGATGTTGCAGCCGTACATCGGGTTTGAGTACGGTTTTGCCACCGTGTCGTGGAACGCCCCAAACATGCACTCGTTCTTCGGAGTCGACCAGGAGCATGGTGGGCTTGCGGAGCTAGACGACGAGACCGACGAGGAGCGGGCGCTGCGCGCTGAGAAGTACCGGTACTTTGTGGAGCGGCCCTTTTCGAACCAGGACCTGGTGAGCGTGCTCTCGGCGGTGAGCGACGAATTTGTGGCGGCGATGGGTGGCGACCCCACGGCGAGCCACCCGCGGTGCATGATGATCACCGAGTTTGTGGTCCCCGCGATGGCGATCCGGCCAACCATCAGCCTTGAGGAGAACTCGAAAAAAAAGGGGTACGACGAAATTACCCGAAAGCTGACCGAGATTGTCAAGTCGGTCCGGGCGGTCGAGGCCGCCGCCGAGGAGGCCGGAGTGGACCTGGAGGATGAGGAACGGTACGAGCCACTGCCTTTGGAAGTGACACGGGCGATCGAAATCATGTATCGCGACATCTCAGACATCATGGTCAAGGACAAGGCCAAGATCAGTATTCAGCGGTATTCGCTGTATCAACAGCGGGCTCGAGCGGGTCAAAAGTCGATCGCTGACCGGTGGAAGCGCAAGGAAGGGCGGTTCCGCGGAGGGCTTAGCGGAAAGCGGGTCGACCACTCGGGGCGGACCGTGGTGGCCCCCGGGGCTAACTTCGACGTCGACCAGATCGGGGTCCCTCGGGCAATGGCCTGCAAGCTCACGATCGAGGAAAGAATCAACCGGATCAACTTGGCGAGGGTCATGCGATTGATCCGTGAGGGCAAGGTGCGCGAGATCCGCAACGCCTCCAAAACCACTCGGATCCAGGTCGATGCGGCCAACTGCGACAGTATCGAGGTGCACGTTGGGTGGGTGGTGCGGCGCGAGCTCCAGGACGACGACTACGTCATTGTGAATCGCCAGCCCACCTTGCACCGGCCGTCGATGATGGCGCACCGGGTCAAGCTAATCGACGAGCTGACGCTGCGGCTCCCGCTCGAGGCGACCACCCCGTACAACGCCGACTTTGACGGCGATGAGATGAACCTGCACGTCCCGCAGACGCTCGAGGCTATGTCCGAGATCCGCGAGCTGATGGCGGTGCAACACCACCTCATCCACACCCGGGCGAACCGGCCGATCATCGCGATGGTGCAGGACTCGATCGACGCGGCCTTTTACCTAACCTCGCAGACCACGCTGTTGACCCGAGAACAGATGTGTCAGCTGGCCGCGATGCTGGAGTACGACCCCAACGCCCCCGCTGACGCCGACCACAAGGGGGCGAGGCTTGGGGCGATCAACCTCCCACAACCAGCGGTCGTCAAGCCCGTCAAGATGTGGACGGGCCGCCAGGCCATGTCGATGCTCATGCCCAAGCAGCTGACGATGCGGATGCGGCTCAAGCACCTGAAGCTCCCTGCGGACGACCCGGAGGGCTGGCTCGAAATCCGAAGCGGCCAGATCATGTCGGGGACGCTGTGTTCGCGGTCGCTTGGGACGGCGGCCAACGGGATCATCCACCGCATCGTGATGTACATCGGGGGCCAGACGGCGGTGCGGTTCATCTCGGACGCGCAGCGGCTGCTCAACCAGTTCCTGTTGTGGCACGGGCTGTCGATCGGAATTTCAGATTGTGTGATGCCCCTCAACTCGCAAAAGCACGCCGCCGAGATCTTTGAGAAGGCGGTGGTGCACATCGAGAAGATCGAGGCGTTGGCAGGCGACATGATCGACGTCCCGCTTGTGGCGCGGGCGGTCGAGAGCATGGCGGCGCAGTCCATGTCCATGGTGATGACCGCGATTAGCGAGATTGCGCGGTCGAGCTGCGCCCCGGACAACCGGCTGGCGGTCATGTCGGACCGCGCCAAGTCCAAAGGGTCGATGTTCAACATTGGGCAGATCCGGGGCGCCGTGGGCCAACAGTTTGTGTCGGGGGCGAGGCCGGGCGCCAATTCGGTCGGGCGGCTGTTGACTTGTGAGAGCTTTGACAAGCGGGGCGACTCGATGTCCCAGCGGGTCAAGGACAAGGGGATGATTATGTCCACGTACCTCAAGGGGCTCACCCCGCAAGAGTGCCTCGCGGCCGCGATGGGCGGGCGGGAGGGGTTGGTGGACACGGCGGTCAAGACGGCCGAGACCGGGTACATGACCCGCCGATTTGTCAAGGCGCTCGAGTCGCTGCTCAACACGTACTACAACACGGTGGTGGACAGCCTCAACAACCTCGTGCAAGAGTGGTTCGGGTACGACGGGATGAACTCGCAGTCGATTCTCTCGGTCCGCGACGGGCTGATTGAGCTCGACGACGACCAGGTGGCGGCGCTCGTGACGGGCCGAGATGAGGCCGCCCAACTCCTGGCCATTCGGGACGAGCTGCGCGAGGCCCGGACCACCCCGCACGAAGCCCATCTCGAAACGACGTACTTTTTGCCTGTCAACGTGGCCGATCTTCTCGAGATGGTTCCAGTGTGCGAGTGTTGCCCCGTCAAGTCCGGACTTCGGGGGGGTGAGGCGGACGCGGTGCGCGAGGTCGTGAACACCTGTTGCGCCGGGCTCGAGTCGACTGCCCCTTCACTGTTCCTCCGGGCACACGTCCGTCACCAGCTGGCCACCAAGAAGATTCGGAGGTGCGTCGAGTGCGTGCAAAAGACGTGCGACCGACTGATGTACATGCACGAGCGTGGGCTGCTCCCGCCATGCGAGGCGATCGGTGCGCTCGCGGCGACGTCGCTGGGCGAGATTACGACGCAAATGACGCTCAACGTAAGTTTTATTTGATAGTTCCTTTCCCAAAATCACTTGTAATTTTTGGTCTAAGTTGTGCGCTAACACTGTTTGTTGTGTTGCTCCCTATTTTTAGACATTTCACCTGGCCGGGGCGTTTCACGGGGGCATAACGTTTGGGGTGCCCCGGCTCAAGGAGCTGGCCGGGAGCAACGTCAACATTGCGACGCCTTGCATCACGGTCAAGACGCACCCGGGCGTTACTTGGGAAGAGGCGACGCGGCTGACCCGGCGGTTAGGGTGCACCATGTTCCGGGACATCCTGTTGACGTCCGAGCTGGTGTACGAAAACGACCCGCTCGAGGTGGTTGAGAACACCCCGTGGCTGCGGCGGTTTTCGGACGTGTTTGACCACATTGACATGGACCTGAGCGGGCTGAGCGGGTGGGTGCTCGACTTTGAGCTGTGCCCGCAGCGGTGTCGGGAGGCGGGTATTACCCCGGTCCAGGTGGCCGGGAAGCTCCAGAAGCTGATCGACAAGGCTGGGGTGGCGGTAAGCACCTTTGAGCGCGACTCGCGGTGGCGGGCCCGGGTGTACCTTCAGTTCCCGCCAGAGCACGACCTCCAGTCCCGGATCCGCAAGTCGATGCAAGATCCGCGCCGGAGCTCGAAGCGCCAGATGACGGCGGCCCGAAGCTCAAACGGAGTGCGGGCCAACAAATCGCTTCGGGCCACGCTGGGCAGCCGGAAGCGGAAGCGGTACATTGACTTGAGCGAGTACGAGGCGGACGAGGAGGTCCCGATCCCGCTTGGGGCCGAGTACACCGGTGTGGGTGAAGACGACGAAACGGTCGGGGTAGTTGAGGCTGTGTTGTACTCGCTGGCCACCGAGACGATGAACAAGTGCGTCGAGACGCTGGTGGTGTCGGGCCACGCGTGCATCAAGTCGGCGATGGCAGTGGCACAATCCGGTGACGGCCCTATCGCCATCAACATTTACGGGACCAGGTTCGAGGAGGTGGCCTACCTGTACACCGACACGCTTGACCTGACGTCGCTGGTTTCTAACAACGTGATGGAGGTCTACCACAACTACGGGGTCGAGGCGGCGCACGGGGTGTTGTTTCACGAGTTTAGGCGGTGCTTTGGGGCCGAGGGCGGTCGGATTGACGAGCGGTACATCGCGCTGCTTTGCGACTACATGTGCACGCGGGGCAACGTGCTAGCGATCAACCGCCACGGCCTCAACAAGATCGACACGGGGTTCCTCGCTCGGGTATCGTTCGAGCAGTCGTGCGACATGTTGTTTGACGCCGCGGTGGCGGGCGAGAAGGACCACCTCAAGGGGGTGAGCGAGCGGATCATGCTCGGAGTCCCGATTGCAGTTGGGACCGGGGCGGTCGGGCTGGTCGACGCTCGGAGCGGCCACGAGATCCCCAAGGGTCGGGCCTTTGGCGGAGAGGCCGACGGTGAGGATGGTGGCGCCGACGACGACGACATGGTGGTGGCGGTGTCGCGGGTCGACGAAGACGGGTTTGGCGACCGGGTCGGACAGCGCTTCGAGAAGAGCTGCAAGAATCGGCCGCGATCGACCAACGCAACGTTGGTGGCGGCGGGCCAAGTCACCTCGCAGACCGACGCCGCCCGCGGGGCGGTCCCAAGCTCGAGCGGTTTTGTCCCGCCGCTGTCGCACGACATTTGGAAGCAAAAGCGTCTGGTTCCCAAAGCCGCGGCGGTCGACCAACCCCCACCACCCAGAGTATTTCGACCGTCGTCCCCGGTTATGTTTATTGACGATCTGGACTGGTACGCCGCCAACTCGGGGCTTGGGGGCGGGTCGGGGAGCCGTTACCGCCCACCCTCACCGTACATGTTCGAGATAATCATATAACTACTCTCTACACGGAGGGTGTGGCGTTGAACTCAATCAGGACAACGGCGGCGATCGAGGCGGCGTAATCAGTAAACACAATCACGTTCTTGAAGCGCCACATGGTGAGGGCCTGCGGGTGGCTGTCCGACTCGGGGAGCGACGGGACTCTGTACTGCGACACCCCCTTGTAATAAAGAAGCCGTTGGCTTTGATCGAGCGTGTAATGCCCCAGCTTGCGTGTGCCCGGCTCGGGGGGCTCGAGCGATGTTTCGTGGAAATCGATTCCCATGCGTTTGTCCGCAATCGCCAATACAGTGACTGGCCCCGCCTCGGAGTCGACGCACAGCGCATCTACGCTAAGATGCACCGGCCCCCATCTGTGCGTCCCTGCGTCCGTCGCTTCAAACACTGGGTGCACAGCGATTCGGTGGTTTTTCACCATTATTCGGAAAATGGGTTCTTTTTTTGAGAATGGGGGGAAAGTCTTTTTGACACGCGTTAATTTATTTCAAACACACGATGCCTCGCAAAGGCAAACGCGACCCGTTCCGGCGTCCGATCTTCTTTAAGAATCGGGGCGTCTGTCGGGTTTGCCACACCTACGGCGAAGTGATTCGGTGCCCTAACGACGGGTGTAAGGCAAGGTGGTGCGACAATGAATGCGGCCAGTGGGCGTGGGACACGTATCACAAGCTGTCGTGTGGAACACCAGCGTTTGCGCTGCACCGAATGGTGGTGGTGATCAACGACTACGAGCCCACCCTTTTCGCCAAGATCGAGGGCTACGTCGACGTCAAAGCTCTTGGCATCCGATCAAGCTGCAAGTTTGACAGGACACTTTCGCAGCTGATCAAACGGCTGGCCGCAAGCCAAGTGGCGGTTCCGAGGAGGCTATACGACTCGGTGGTGGAGATTCGAAACCGCGTTGCGGAGCAGGATCATTTGGCGTTGCAACAAAGTCTTGGGGCACCTCCACAATTTCACTCAACTTCTAAGCCCAATTGCGATAATGTGTCAAGCGAAATGAAAGATTGGGTGGTGGATCTACACGCGCTGCCCGACCCGGAAAACCCTACAAAACCGTTTTGGGGCAAAAATTGGGACACGTCGGTTCTCAAGTCTTTTAAGTATCATTGGGGGCAGAGCTACGCGATGACGTACAATCTCTGAGCTCACGCAATGTAATCAGGCGCGGCTAGCTTCTCGGGTGGGCCGAGTGAGGGCTCGGTTATCTCCTCGAGGTACCGCCCAAACTCGGCGCAGCTCATCACCCCGATATCAAAGGCGCTGAGCGAGTCCTCATCGGCCCGCTCGAGCTCCGACCGGACCGTCTCGTAGTCCGCTGCCTTGTCTTCGTCAAGGTCCTCGTCATCCATCAGCGTATCAAAGTAGTTCTGCGCGTTCTCGCCAATCAGGGACGTGTAGATGACGTACCGGATCACCGCCTTGAGCAGCGGATCGGGCTTCCTCCGCGACACCGCCTCGTTGTCGCCCCGGGCGTACTCGTTGGCCAGCGCAACCGCGTGATCCAAATTGATGCCCTTGTCGTCTCCCATCTCCTTGATCGTGTCCGAGTCGGTGACGACGTCGATAAACAGCTTCACGAGCCGGGGCAGGTCGTGCTCTGGGCCGTCTTTCTTGGAGGGCAGGCCGACCACCGCCCCCGATGACAAGATCTTGCCCCTGTACGCATCCACCAGAAGCTGTACCGACCCGACCATTTTCTCCCAGTCGGCCATCGTCGTGCCCTCGGCGGCGACCGACCCGGCGACTGGTTCGTGAGCCCTGCCTGCGCGGGCCCCGCGCTGCCTTCGTGGAGCCTTGCCTGCGCGGGCTCCGACGGCGTCGGGTTGGCGATCAACCTTTGACATTGTGGGGTCTGGGTTGTGGTTGTGAGGTTCGGGGTCTGGGTTATGGTTGTGAGGTTCGGATGCGAGCAGATGTGATGACTAAGCATGACTCATCAGATTAACGAGTGATGAGTCATTAATTAAAAAAAAAGGTTAGCGTCGAGGGCGGGGGGGTCACACTCGGCGAGCGATGGCGGCGGGCAACGCGGCGGAGAATGATGGCGCGATGGCCATGCGCCTGTCTCTGGCCGCCGCAGCCGTGCTCTACAACCTCAAGAACTACGAGGCCATTTCCTTTGCGAACTGCATGCCCTTTCTGGGGACGGGGGGAAAGGTCAATGATGGGGATCCGATCGTGGCGATTGTGTACATGGAGAATGTACGGGGCAACGAGTGCGTGAAGCCGAGGACAGTGTGGGAGCCGCTGGCCAACATCATGTCGTACGTCGCGGCGAACAAGGCGCTCCATGTCAGGGCGAAGAGCGATGGCCTGGAGTTTGAGATCAGTCTCGAGACACTTCAAAGGTTCTTGGCCATTGTGATGGCTCGCGATCGGTGGCGGGACCCGACGATCCGCATGGGACTGTACCATGTCGAAAAAGAGGGCGCGCAGGGTTATTTTACCGCGAGAGCTCCCTCGAAGCCTAGCGACATCCAGTAAATCGCTTTTTTTGGAATCTTGATTTCGTAACTATGAGTATTTGGTCGTGTTTGGGAATGTTAAATTAGCCCAGCGCAATCGCCACACTTCTTGGGGTGGATATACAAAAAAAAAGAGGTGTGAAAAGCTATGGAGCAGGGGCAGTCGGCCAGGTCGTCCGTGTTGTGTACCTGACAACGTTTCTGGGCCCTGTTCTTGGCAATCGCGTGAACAAGGCCGTGGTTTTAAAAACATCTTCACGAAGGTGCGCCTCAAGAAATGGAAAGGCTACTTTGACTGCGGGAAACGTTAGGGAGCCGGAGAATTGGTGCTGGTTCGCCCACCGAGTTGCCTCTGGAAAAACAGACGCCACTAAGTTTCGCGGTATAACGGGGGTTGCAATTGTTTGGGGGGGTAAATTCCCCCACCAAAACTCGTTGATACCAAGCCGAAGCGCCATGGAGAATCCGTTCCGCCAAAGGATTTGTCGACACGCCACGTCCTTGGCGGCTCTTTTACCATCAAGCTCAATGCAAACGACCCCAACCCCGAGAGTCTTCCAATCAATACCTTCGAGGACCTCGAGCTCGTGCCCCTCGACATCAATGACCAAAAAATCAATGTTTGTGATATTTTGCTCTCGTTGAATGTGTGAAAATGGCCGTCGGTTAACAAAAATTGCACCTGTCTCGCTTATTTTCGATTCGGCCCCCTTCTGGCTGAATCTGCTTGGGGTGTTGACGTTGCTCACTGCAACATTTAGACATGTTGCTCTGGGGCGGTTCACGGTAAGTTTTTTGTACAAGCCCGGGTCTGGCTCTAGAAGAAACCCTGTAAATTGATGATTGTCTTCTAGGAGCTTTGTGTTGCTGTACGTGATGCCGTCGTAAGCCCCGATTTCGACAAACTTTCCCCCAGTCTTTCCACGGGGCCAAAAATATCGCAGGAAAACAAGGTCTTCCCCCTGTTGGCTGTAGGATAGCGGGCAGGGCATTTTGTTCTAGTGAAGATAGACAATAAAAATATGGCTGCCAGACGACAAATGCGTAATTGCTTGCGCGGCTAACCGCGGACCCCCCCCAACGGCGAGAACGTCTCATCGTGCTCGTGCATCTTGGCGAGGTCGCCCCGGCGGAGCTTGAGCTCCTCGAATCTTGGCCGCGACCACCACCGCCCTCTCGACCAGGGTGTTGCGAATCACTTTCTTGTGCACCGCAATCGTTGCCCATGTTTTATGGGTCTTCAATTACTACTCGCGTCAGCCGGTAGTCGATAAACTCGCCATCACATTCGCTCCCTTCCTCCCACACTGAATACGTCAAGAGGCCGTCTAGCCCGAGAAATTTGTCGACGCTGGTCACGTTGACCGTCACCACGATCGTGTTGGGCTTATCTCCCGACTTCCACGACGCCAATTGCCAACAATTGGGAGCCTTGACCCGCCTCTCGACCGCCAATTGGTGGTGCCTGTCCGTGATTTCTTCAATGCGGTTGTGGTTGAACGGACATTCCGAAGGTTGAAACGCGTACGTCGCCAAGAGCTGCATTTGTTTTTTTTTTTTAATCCATTGATGCACATGAACAAATGGGGTTAACCTTTCCTTCCGATCTTTCGAACGATTGAAATCACATATCTGGGTCGAACAAGATGGTCGAGTTTGTCATTCCGTACGGCCATGCAACTCCGCTCTTTGCGCTCCAGTACGCAGTCGAAGCGCAAACGGTAGCGGAGCGCTGTCTGTGCATTGGGCTTCGCCGACGGTCCAAAGATATTCAGAAGGTACTGGTTGATATCCACGACTGGATGAAGCAAAAGTTGGCCCACCCCGCGGCGGTGATGGGGGGGCTGATACCGGAGTTTGAAAAGCGGCGCAACCAGGCGATCGAACTGGCGTACGGGCCCAAGGGCGCCGTCGGTCACCTTGAAGGGCCGACTTGGGAGCGCGGCCCGGAGAGCCACGACTGCGCAGAGTGGTCTGGGGGGTCGATCTGGATCAACACGTTGACGAACCGCTTCGAGCTCGACGGGGTGGACTCGCAAACCATCGGAATTGAGATTCGGGAGCGGCTCCATGATCTGATCGGGGCACCGCCCAACCAACAGCTCTTGATTGCTCAAGGCCATATGATGTTGGACCACATGACGCTCAGCGAGATGGGGGTTGCTAGCGGCGAGATCATGCACTTGACCCTCAAGTTTCGCAGCGGAAATTACCACATCCCCGCCGAGGCGAGGATGAGTGGGGCGTTTGGGAGTTCGGATCGCGTGGCCAAGTTTGATTTCGAGTTTGACACAGCGGGGTGGGAGGTTCATGCCAAGCACCCAATCTGGGGACATGGCTATGGTGGGATTCAAATCGACCAGGACGTGACATTTAAGGGGCTCACCGAGGCTCTGGTTCACTACGCTATCACCAACACAATCCCGATGCCCAGGGATTTTAGCATCGGACTGCGGGGGTGGCTTGGAGGACCTCTGTCCGAAGACATGGCTGTCGGAAGATGCGACCATTTTACTATTTTCACGTAAATCAGAGCTTTCAGCTGCTCTACAGGATTTCTCTACCATCCTTAACCAGATTGTTGGTCCATGGGTCAAAAACCATGGGCCAATCGCCGTCACCCCCCTTGTAAAACCTGGCCATGTACACCTCCCAGTGAAACTGGTAGTCTTCGAAGATCCCCAACAGCTCGGCGAGCAGGGGCTCCATACAATCGGGGTCAATCTTGATAGCGGCGATCGGGTCGAGGCAGAGTGTCCGGATGTCTGTCGTGAGCCCCCGGGCCAGCGCGCACAGAACGCGCTCACGGAGCTGGTTGTTAAGGGCCATGTGCATGTCGCGAGCATTCATGTACTCGATCAGAGGGTCCCAAACCCCCTTTTGCATGGCGTCCAGTATCGTCCGATGAAGAGCCC